CGGAATCAGGCGACCCTGCAATGTTAGCTTTCACTGTTAGCGCACCTGGGATTGACTACAGCGAAATCACCGTAGCGTAAAATCTTTGACATGGATGGTATAATAAGTGGGTGGGAATATTTCTCACCCACACCCTAATAGGAGGACGATGTGACTACTAAAGTTGTGAAGAAGCAGACCGAAATTGATATTGATATTGACAAGTTCACTGTGATGGATTTGGAAATCATTGATAAAGCAAGCCGTGGCGAAGCTACGTTAACAGACGAAATCAACGTGTTCGACAAGGTTGTTATTGGCGGTGTTCGAGGAATGAAGGCAAGCGACATTCGCAAGATTCGTAATGCAGTTCTTGAAGCCCTCGTAAAGGACGCTAACGACCCAAACTCATAAAGCGGTTGTACGCATTCCTCTACACCAATGCACAACAACCGCCTGAATACCGAACTTATTGGTGGTGCATGAAGTTACAGTGTCGCCCCGACCAATTACCACCTGCACGAACACTTTTGCTATGGGAGAAAATTATGAGTGTAGAAGCAAAAGTCCGTGCGAAGAAACAAGGATAGGAGGTATCAATGGCAGATGATATTGTAATACGTTTTATGTCTACAGACAATGTGACCCCGACCGCCCAAAAGGTATCGGGGTCTATTGGTAATGTAGCAAAATCTACCGACAAAGCCGACTCATCAATGGCATCGTTTGGTTCTACAATGGGCAAGATTGGTGCGGCAGTTGGCATTGCCACACTTGGCAAACAGATTATTGATTTGGGCGTAAACTCCGCTCTTGTTTATGACAAGTTTGAGAATGTACGTAAATCACTTGGACTTATGACGGGGTCAACACAGGCTGGGAACGAGTTGTATGGCGTAATGCAAGACCTTGCAGCTCGCACTCCATTTACTTTTGATGATATTGCACAAGGAACGCAAAAACTCCTTGCCATGGGCTTCACCGCTAAAGAAATCCCTGCCACAATGACTGCCATTGGAGATGCGTCTTCAGCAGTTGGTGGTGGGGCAGAAGGCGTGAATCGCATAACCCTAGCCCTTGGCCAGATGCAAGCAAAAGGGAAAATTACTACTGAAGAAATGATGCAACTTCAGGAAATGGGTGTACCTGCATTTCGCATCCTTGCCGATGCAACGGGTGTATCTCAACAAGCATTGATGGATATGGTATCAAAGGGGCTTATTCCTGCCGATCAAAACTTGCAAACACTCATTACAGGTATGGAAAAAAACTACGGCGGCATGATGTCCCAACAAATGAATACCGCTACACAAGCTCAGTCAAACTTTCAAGATGCTACCGACCGTGCCACACAAGCATTGGGCGAGATTTCCGCACCATCCGTCAAGATTGCATTCAATTGGTTGACCATGGCATTGGACGGCGCAACAACGGGTATGAAAGACTTTGGTAATTGGCTTAATTGGGCCGATCAATCACTTATTACGTGGCAAATGCACTTGCGTGGGGCTACTGAAGCAGAAATAGCAGGTACATTAGCAACTCGTGACTCGTCAAATGTTACGAAAGAACATGCACAGGACACTTATGCATTGCAACGAGTATATGGCACTATGACAGGTGCTACTCAGCAAGCAACTTCAACACTTAATATCAATACGAATGCTATGAAGTCCGCATCTGGTGGCTCAAACAAGTTAGCGCAAGATGAAAAATCGCTTAAATCGGCGGTTGATAGCTTGCGTACCTCTTTCTTGAATATTGCCTCGGCGCAACGTGATGTAAAGCGAACTCGTGAGGCATTGGAAGATGCGACGAACCCCGAAACACTGCAAACGTATGAGATTGCATCAGACCGTGCGTTCTATTCCAACGAGTTGTTAACCAACGAAATCACTCGCATGAATGCACGACAAAAGCAGATTCGTGAAACGCTTGAACGAGGAAATATCACTCAACAAGAACGCAATGAATTGCAGATAGAAGATGCACAAATTACCGAAGAATTGATTGGCAAAAATCTTGATGCCAAAGATTCAATAATTAATTTGCACAAGGCGCAAAAAGACCTCGACCGTGCTCGTGACCCTGCACGAATTCAAGCATATACTGATGCTCATACAAACGCGATTTTGCGGTTGAATGAGTTGAATGCAAAGCAACTAGAGAATATCAAGACCGTAGGCGATTTAAGCATTGCATTAAAGGTAAATACTGATGTTACTGCGTTGCTTGGCCAAGCTGCCGCCCTAACTGCAACACCACTTGACGGAATTGATAATATAGGCAAGGACATTATCACTACATATACAGGAAAAGGTGGTGTTAATACAGCATTAAACGGAATGTCTAAGAGTCTTTCCGATGTTGGAGCAAACAGCGGTTCAGCTATTGAGGGTATTGGTAATGTTAATACTGCTCTTGGTCAACTTTCTGTTGATCCTTTAAAATCCGCTGGAATAATAGCAATGTCAAGTGCATTATCAGGACTTTCAGTAGCAGGTAATGCATTAAAATCAATTGATTTTAAGGGTATTCTGAGTGGAGTTGTTGGGGCAGTTGCGGGACTTACCATGCAAATGGTTGCACCTTGGACACAACTGAACGGGCAACTTAATGACACACTTGCAATATTAAAGAAATTACAAGATCAAAGTAATAGCGGTGGAACACCTACGCCTGAACAAGTTGTTCGTAGTAAAATCACAGGGGCATTTTCTGACAAGTTCTTATCAAATAGTGAGTACAACGACATTCAAGCAATCGCAGCCTCAAAGGGAGTGAAATATGGAGATGTAGATAAATACATTAAAGAGTTCTTAGCTTCAGCTGGTAGTGCGTATACTACATTCAATCAACCCGTATTTGGTCAAATGTTGCCAATCACAGGCGATGTTGGCGGTGGGAAAGACTCAATGTTTAGCGGCAAGAGTGTCACGATTATTCTCAACTATGCTACACCTCCTGATAGTAGCAATCCTATGAAGGATGTTGAGGATTACATCACTGCACAAGGAGGGCTTATTCGGATATGATCTATGAATCAACAACTTTTTCATTGACGTATACAGTTAATGGAACAACGTATAACTTAAGTGGACTTGACACTAATACAGGAATTACATTTAACTATACAGGACGAAGTGGCTTTGGATTGCCTCCAATATCTCGTATAGTTAAACAGGGTTTACAGCAAAACGGTGATACAAATGTAGACTATCGAATTGACGCTCGTACACTGTCTGTATCACTTTTTGTAGAGTGCGATAACTATGTAGACTACCTTCGCACTTGTGAAAAGATGGGATTAATATTTCGAGTTGGGAATAGCGTAGGAGTATTAAATGTACTATACACTTCAACAACAGGTGGCGTTACCACAAGCTACTCTCGTTCAATTAAATGCTACGTATCAGCAGGGCTTGATTTAAGCGAGGTAGAATATGAAAATTTCAATATTGATACGTCAATTACGCTTCGTGCGTCAGACCCTATGTGGTATGATACAACTCCTGTTGTAGTTTCCATCTCACAGTCGATTACAGGCACTGCAACACCGATACCATTCCTAGTTCCAATGACAATGGGCGGTGCAAGTCTAAATAAGTCAACTGACATTACTTATGTTGGGAGTGCAATTGAATATCCTATCATAACTATCGTTGCAGGGTCGAGTAATTTAACAGGACTCAACATAACAAACCTGTCAACGGGGAAAACGCTTCAATTTTCGACCCTTACCGCAAACCGAACGTATACCGTCGATTTGTCGTATGGGATGAAAACAATCACTGACGATTTAGGTTTTAACTGCATAGGATTGATGTCTGCATCGTCGAATCTCAATACGTGGGGAATTGACCCAAACACTTCAGGCGGTATTAATACCATTTCCGTTAGTAGTTCAACAGCAAATATTGCTAGTGTACTAACGTTAACCTTTTATAATCGCTATACATCAATTTAAGGAGTAATCAAATGGCAGAACGTTCTATTGGTATGACAACTGGTGATGGTGATGGCACGGCTGGTGGATATGACTCAGACCGTATGATAAATTTTTGGCAGAAATCTCTTGGGAATGGGATTTTGTTATCAGGTAACAAGTTTAATGTATCAGGGACAGCAACAGCAAATCTGGTTGTCGCAACGGGAGCGTGTGTTAACAATGGATTCTTTTATGAGAATACCGCACCGTTAACCCTCGTGTTGACAGGCGTAGCAAACGGTACGTATTTCCTTGTTGTACGGCTAAACAATACTGCTTCAGCGGTTACGGTGATTCGCACCGAGGGAACGGGTGCGACGACAACTACTATTGCCGCTCGTACTTGTCGATTGGCATTAGTGACAACCGCAAGTTATGACACCACCACCGATATTCGTATTGCTAATATTTTTGTAACGGGTGGAGTTTTAACGTCTTCTTTCTACGTATATCGACAAGTGTTAGCTCAAACCGCTCAGCTTCCCGTGCAAGTGTATAGTTACATTTCGGCAGCTTCCACTACTGTCCCCACCGCAACAGCTACGCAGTTCGTTGCAAACAGCTCATATAATACTGACACTCGTGTACTTAACTTGGGTTCTACCGCAGGGAATCCTTCAATCTCGATTACAGAACCTGGGACTTATTTATGGGATATTATTGTAGACTGGGCTGCAAATACCACGGGTTCTCGTACTGTGCAGCTAACTACAGCTGTTGCCGCCGTACCTATAGAAACCTTTCAACAATCTTATAACGCACTTGCCTCGTTGAATCCTCAACTCGGAGGCGTGCGAACTAGGCACGTGTTTACAACGCACTTTTTATCGCCGTACACCGTTGAAAACACATGTCAGGTGTTTCTCTATCAAAACTCTGGTGCGAGCCTTAGTTGCACTGGCCACATCAAGATTACCCGAATTTAAGGAGGAATCATGGCAGTAGAATACACAATCTTTGTCTATGATTCAGGCGGAGTACTTCAATCTACGTGTAGTGATGCGGAATTAATTGCCATAGGGCGTGTCGTAAATGGGTACGACACGCTGGACATGATTATCCCGTATGATTCACTTGCATTCTCATCAATGCAGCAAGGCGCACGTATTGAGATATATCGACAAGATACCGCATTAGGAATTCCTGCAAACAAAGAGTTTAACGGTTTTATTCAAAAGACTACATTTTCATACACACAAAGGGCTACGTGGCGAATTGTTGCATTTGGGTGGGAGTACTTATTGTCGTATCGTATCATTGCATACAATGAAGATTCCAACACTCGCACTCAATGGACTGCCACAGCTGCAAGTACAATCATCAATGACATTCTTGTAAAAAACCTTGGCAGTGGTTCAGTTGCGGTCACTTATCTTAATCGTGCGGTTAGTGGACTCATCACAGGGGTCAGCCCAACGACCACGGGGCTAGGGAATGTATTAACGGTAACGGACTTTTCATACAAAAACGTGTTGACGGCTATTAAGGAAATCGCGTTGCAGGGCAATGTAGACTTCGAGTTCTTGTGGAATAGCAACACTAATGACTATACTTTTAATGTTGCAAGCCCAACACTGGCCACTGATCGAACAGCGATTGTACGCTTCTCAATGGACAACGGCACGATTGGTAGTTTAGAAGTAACTGATGATTATACGCAGTACTACACACAAGCCATTGTACGAGGACAAGGTACGGCAAATGCGACAATTCGCACTTTCCGTCCTGACCCTGCATTAACTGAATTAGCAAGCCGTGAAGCATTCTTTGATTTATCTGTTGCTGGTAATGATTCTCAATTTCTTGCATCATATGGTGACTTAAAGTTGCAAGAAGCGGTCAAGAAGCGCAAGACGGTTATGGTTGATATTCAACAAACACCGTCTAACTTGTATGGATTTGATTACTTCATTGGTGACCTTGTTACAGTAGACCTAGTTACCGAAGTAATAACAATGCAGATTAATAATGTTATCCTTAATTACGATAATACTGGCAACGAGTCAGTGAAGGTGCAGTTAGAAATTGACAACTAACAAGATAATTGGGGCATTGGTCAACACCCAAAATCAAGTTGATCAACTAAGTCGTGCTGGATTGCACGCCTGTGGAGGCACGTTTAGACATAGTACAGCTCAGTCAATTCTTACTACTGGTACTGCACTTACATTTGATACCGAAATCCGTAACAGCGGACTCACGGTTGACGCAACGAATAAGCAGTTTACTGTAAATACAGGTGGCATGTTCGTTATTAGTCTTTCATTTCTGATAAACTTGAATGTAAATTTTATTATCAGAATGGAAGTTAACGGAATAAATACTAATATCATGGATGCGACGCCAACGGGACTATCTTTGGCTCGTACCGCCATGATAATGAAGTACTTGCAAAAAAATCACGTACTAAGTTTTACCGCATTTACTGCAACTAATTGCAGTATACTTCCTGTGACTGAAGATGCAACAAATGAATCCCCAATACTACAAATTTGTCAGGTATCGCCTAAGTTCAAGGGAAGTTAATAGACACAGAGAAGCCCCTAGGTAAGCCTAGGGGCGTTCTTTTTATGCTATTCGACTATTCTCCCACCTCGCCTACTAAAGCCTCCCACAACACGCCGTAGTGGCTGTAACAAATCGCATTGACCGCACTTGCATACTTCTGCATTAGACCCTGTGCATCTTTAGCGGTGCGGAGTAATACAAAGTGGTGAAGTGCTTGAGGCGACGCCGTCCAATAGAACTCTGTATACAGACCCATTGGCAGGATTGCACGAGCTTCTTCATTGGCCACCCCCGAATCAATCATCTTGTTGTAGAACCGCATAAGTTGCTCTTTTAGCATTGCCCACTCAAGGACGTACTCTGTATTATGCTTATGCACTTCCTCACTTGCCCCTTGCTTCTTGTTAGCAGCTTGACTATGCAACTCAGTCGGAACGTAAATATCGGAGTAGCGAATGTAACGACCTGATACCTCGTTCCACCCTGTGTCCTTAAACGTGTAATCGCTTCCTACGATATGCTTGTACCACTGACGGGCAATCATTTCAGGGCAACGAACGTGCAAGGTAATTGGCGAGTGGCGGAACGGGCTAGTATGGTTTTCCTTGCTGAGCCACCGCAAAAGCTTCTCATCACTTGCGTCAAACTTGTCCTTCTTCTTTGCAAACGATCCACGAGCAACATTAGTCGCTTTTAGGTGCGGTGGTTTGTGCATGTAATCATCCAACGTGACGTGTCCTGCGTCAATATCAATCTTAGTAATTGATTTACTCATTGTTATTCTCCAATAGTTCGTACTTTAGCGGTTACAGGTTCATATGCTTGTGATTGATACTTGCCCTTGCGGTCTGCATACGTGACTGCGGCAGGTTCGCCCTTGAAGAACACCGCCTGACAAATACCCTCAAACGTGTATAGTCGAATAGGCGTATCAAGGGTATTAAACAGCTCAATTGTCAGATACCCCTCCCACCCTGCCTCCATTGGAGTGCAATTAACCATCAATCCGCACCGTGCATACGTTGATTTACCAATAACCAAGGCTGATACGTCACGTGGCAGCTTGAAATGTTCTACACTATGCCCAAGTGCATATGAAAACGGAGGTAAATCGTAATAATCCGTTACCTCAATCTCATCAAACACTATTGCTTCAGCCTGCTTGGGATCAATGACTCCAAACTGCCCACGACCATTGTGGAAAATCTTGAACTTCTTACCAAGGCGCATGTCATATCCGAACGACGATAATCCATACGAAATAACCCCATTCCCCACTTGTTTGTAAACAAATGGGGAAATCATTTTGCTATTGCTCGCTAAATCGCGAATCTGTACATCATTTAGTATTGACACTGTCAAATTCCTCCTGTAATTGTTCTGCAAGACCCTTCATATCGTCGATAATGTATTGTAACTTGTCTTGCTTTGTTTCGCACTTGTAAAAGTTGCCCAATAATACTGTATCATACTCGCCGTCTTCTCCATATCGAACAACCTCGTACTGATTATCCTTGGCATATGCCTGATACTCGTACTTGCCATAAACGACCAACTTCTTGAATAACTTTTCCCATGTTTTAATCATTATCAGATACCTCCTGTTTTTCATTCTTTTCGGAAATGATGCCAATTGCTTCTCCAATGTTTCGGACGACATACACAGTCCCCTTCCATTCAGCGTGCCACACAACCTGTGGAGCGGTCAACGTCCCATTCTCACCCTTGACTTCCAACAACCAATTCTTACCGTTGTACCCGACTAGTAAATCGGGTACTCCTTTGCCAACAGTGGCGAGTGATTGAACACTCGCCCCGAACTTGCGAAGACCTGCCACGATTACTGCCTGATTCTTATCTACTCGTGCGTTTTGCATATGCTGATACCCACTTATCTAATTCATCATTTTGGCGAATATTGATCGACAAGAAGATAACGTCCTGAAATATTTGTACTAACTCCTTGTGACGAACCCACATTGCGAGGGCTTCACCCAATTCGCCACCTCGCATGATGGTGCGACCCGTGCGAGCGTCTAGACTGTCTAGAACTCCCTTACGCTGTACAGGGAATGCGATTGAGTTCGCATCCTGATAAGCCTTGAGGATTTTGTCAAGAATAGTATCATCGGCCTCGCTCAAATCCGAAAACATATCAATGTACGCTGCCCCCGTGTCATTGACTTTCCTATCAAGTTCATTGAGTACACTCACAATGTTCTTACAGCAGTCTAAACAGATTTTGACGGTGTGGTTGAAGTCGATTGACTTCTTAATTCGGTCACATGTTCTACAAGTGTATTCCATTTTAATTCTCCTCTTTTCAGCGTGGGGGTGATGTACTTCACCACCCCCAAAATTGATTTATTACTACTTCTTAAGTAACCAAAGGTGATTGGCATATTCAACAATGCCCTTGTCCATTAACCCGAAAAGGTCGTCCATGATTCGTTCCGTCTTACCGCTATACCCAACCAAATCTGCTATATCACTTGAATACATGCCCTGAGGGTTTACTTGTATAAGTGCCAACATCTTTCCTTGTAGCGAGCTAGCGTCAATTATGGTGCTAGGATTGATGGAGAGCGACGATTGTACCACTTCAGGTGCAATCACCTTAGCTGGCTGTTTTAGTGGCTTAAAACCGCTTGTAGGAGGTGTGGGTTCGGTGTCGTTATTATCTGATTCCATTTTGTCCACTTCCTTTTGCATAACGGCTTCCTTGACTGCGACAACCTTTGTCCAATGATTACTTGTTACGAGTGCGTTGATTTTGCTGGTATGTGACCAAACGGTATTCTTTAACACGGTCTGATTATACTCAGTTTCCAACTCCAACAACTTAATTGACTTTATTTGCAATCGTAAGTAATACGTATCACCACTTTTGCCCCGAATAAAACCCTTCTCTTTGATAAGGCGACTAAGTTTGTTTGAGTTAAAGTTACTAGCACCCTTTTCGTTATTGTTTGCACAATACAAATTCCATAATGCAAACAAGAAGTCCTTTTGGATATAGTACCCGTTTTCGCCCTCACCTGATTTGCCATTAGTTAGGTCAACATCAAGGTATTCAGATATAAACAGGGCTACATTATCCTGCGACTTACGAAGCGTCAGTGTTGATAATTCAACATCTTGACAATAGGGTAACTTCATTCCGTTAGCCTGAACCTTCAGAAATCCTTCAATTGCCCAATTCAACAACCCAGATAACTCACCCGCAAAGTTGTCTTTGAATTGCTGTGTTTCAATCTTCTCAGGACTATTCTTAAGGTCTTGATTAAACTCAATAACTTTAAGTCGGCCCAAAAATGCTTCATCCATTGACTTGATATTTGGCAGTGAGTTGCCGTCAAAGAATATCTTGGCAACTGGATTGAATTCAATCGCTTCCTTGTGAAGCGTTCGTCCGCCTTGGCGGTCGCCTGATGATAGTTCTTTCAATGTAGAACCGTTAAATTGAGCATCTTCCTTGAATTCATTGGAAAATGATACTCGCTTGTATCGTAACCGCTGAATTGCTGGTTGTAAATCGCTTACGTCGTTCCGTTGAGCGGTTAAGGTTGCTGTCGGAGTCGAAACATAATATTCATCTCCAAGCAAGGCGAAAAGCACCAACTCCTTGAATATTGACTTACCATTACCACCACTACCAACTAGATAAAATATTTCTCGTTGTGAAGTTATATATGCTGAAAGCGATAATCCTACTACACATTGCATATATTCTTGTTTTGCTGGTTGCCCTTTAAACGTTGTAGCCAAATATCGGTCAAGGTGTGGATGTTTGGCATTTGGGTCAAACGTCAAGTCACGTTTAAGGGTCAAGCGGTACTTCTTGTCGTGGGGCAAAAGGGTCTTTGTTGGCAAGTGTACAATGCCATTCAACACGGGAAATAAATCAGGGTGCTTGTTGAATTCATCTGGACTCATGCTCTTACATTCACTCTTAATCATGCCAACAACATTATGCGAGAAGTTGGCATCGTGAAGTTTAAGTATCAACTTCAATACCTTCTCATCGCCTGAATATTTGTATTGCAGTGCATCGCCGAGGTTAGAAACGAGTGAAGTCAATACAATTGGGTGTTCACCTTTTCGAGCTTGATATTCATACCAATGATTGTCTGTCCACACGTACCAAATGTTTGCCTTTTCAAAGTAGTAAACGTTTTCGTCGTATACACGATTAAATAATCGAGCGACACCCGTGTGTGTCATTTGAGTAGCAAAATCAAAGTCGCCAATCTTTTCCACTAGTTCCATAATAATTGGACTAGCAGGTTCTTGATCAACTTCCACTTCTTCGGTAACTTCAGGTGCGGTAACATATTCAACTTCTTTTCGTGGGGTTGGACGCGATTTTGTAGTAGTCAATGGCTTTTCCTTTTCCTTCATTTGTGGGAGGTCGATTGGTGATTTAAGTCCGCACTCAAATCCCCACTCAATGGTTCGGTATTCCTTTACGGCGTTTGCACGAATTGGTACATTTGCATCGTATAAGCGATCAATAATTGTTTGCTCGCTCATACTACTGTATCCATGGCTTACACAGGACTGATAATAGCCACCAACCGCACGGGCTTCCGCACGACGAGTGTCGTGACGATTGCCATCTACTGCATTGCTAATCTTGTTTACTGCTGAAGCAACCTTATTCTCCATAAACCGTTCTAACCATGTTGGGTGATATTCAGTTGTGATTAGGGCAACATCACGATTTACTGCCTGAACCATCGAACGGGCTTTGTCGGTATTGCGGTATTTTTCGATAACGTCTGCTAATTCTGAGTGGGCTTCATGGATTTTGTCTGGTGTACCGCTTACGTGGTTGCCCGTGACCGTAAAGTACCGCTTGCCGTCGTACACTTCCATCATTAAGCCGTTATTCAACTTGACCTTTGAGGTCGTGAAGTCTTTTGGCTTGCTACCGTAAATCAGCACGTGAATTCCGTTGCCACTTGGTGAAAACTCAGTGTAGGAGTCAAGGTGGGTAACGATTTTCATTACTTCAGGGTCAATTACATTGTTGACAACACAGTTATCAAAGTCAATACCCATGATGCCTGTATCAGTGGTAAAGGCAAATCCTAAGCCACGAAGGTTGCGCTTTTCACGCCACACTACACAATCATCATAAGAAGCCCAGAGGTCGGGGTTGGTTGGGTCTGTGGTTTGTGTGCAACCGTATGGAAAAGGTTGCTTGTTCATCTTGCCTGCGCTGTCAACTGTGTTGTTGCCCCAACAAATCCATTGATTGTACTCCTTGAGTTGTTCGATTGCGTAACTTTCGGTAACTATTTTAGTCATTTTCAAATCTCCTTTTGGTCGTATATCGACCTTACAACAATTGTACCATTGTTTTTTGAATTGTCAATAGGGAAAATAGGGGAGTTTTTCAATTATAAACTATTCACCCCAACTTACAAGCAACTCTTGTAGGTTGGGGTGAATTGCTATTCACTTTACCGAACGACTACTTCCAGATTTCGTCATCGTCTGCTTCAATTGGCTTCGGTGCGTTCTTTGCAGGTACAATCGGGAGAGCTGCCGACCCTTGTAATGGCAACTCGTTTGTCCGATACGTTGTCCGCCACTCGTTGTGTTCTGCGTACCAATCAGCGAGTGTCTTCAACATATCCCCTCCAACATACAACCCCTTGGCTACGGCACGAGTAACTTCGCCCTTAATATCAAGTGACGGCAGTGTTACTGTTGATCCATGACCCGTGTCCGTGTAGTTGATACGATTCTTGTTATCCCGTTCCGTGGTAATCGGAATCCAAAATGCGAACGGGGGCAACTTCGTACCCTTTTTAAGTGTTTCTTTGGCAGTGGCTACGACGGTGTCTTTGAACTGAGTGAAGATACCCGTGGTCTTGTTGGTCAAGGCTTTACCCGTCATGCCCTTTACCGCTAAAATAACCAATCCATCGTATCCTTGCATATAGCAGAGGATTTCAGTGTAAATTCGCGCCCCTGTTTCATACGTTCCTGCGGGCAACCACGTCTTGACTTTACGAGTCCCCTCAGTGGTTTCGAAATACGCCTGATACCGCTTGCGAATTGGTACGATAGACAAATTGTCGGCAGTGTATCCATCACCGTCCTTGAACCACTGTACAGGCGTCCACGGTTGGCCAAGACCCTGTGGGAACTCCTTTTCGGACGTGTAGAACTTGCCACCCGTCTGTGCCTGCTTGACCCCGTTGAACCAATAGATGCGAGGGTAGCCTTGGGTATAGGATTCTTCTTCGTACTGAATTTCATCCAAACCGTCAAAGTCGTTGTTGTTGATGTTGTTCGTCATGTTACTCACTTGTCTTTCTGTTAATTAGATTCTGATGCTGATTGCTTACGAGCTTCGATTGCTTCGGCTAATAGTTCGTTGATTGCCTGATTGATTGAACACCGTATGCGATTCGTGCGACCTGCATTGTATGTATATTCACGTATCCAATCATACAATTCAATCTCAATCCGCATAGTAGTGGTCATGTGTGTCTTTTCTTCCATTGCTTACCCCTTTTGCTTTCGGAACATCAAGTGCGATGCCCGTAATGATTCTTTTCGACAATCCGCAATTGCTTGGGCTGTCCGTATCTCGCCGTTCTGTAAGAGTTGAGCGGTCAATGCGTCAAGCTGCTTAGACTCGTATGACGCAGTTGAGGAAGGCTTCGTCATAAGTACCGTACCCATACCTGCGATTTCGCACCGTTGGTCTGGCAGACCCTCAACAATCTTCTGAATATTGCTCTTGACAATCTTCTTGTTGAACTCCAACGCCTCAATCTCGTTCTCAATCTCCAACAGCGTGCCTAACCAATCCTGTAATTCTTCCATGTTACTTTCCTCCATCAAATAAATCAGCAAATCCATTGAATGCGTTGCCACGATCAACAACCTTTGTATCTACCATGTTAGCCCCCTTTAAGTGATACCCCACGCACTCTAATGCAGTTATCGGGATATTGCGAACGTTGCGAGAAATGAAGCAATACGATTGCCTTCCTTTGACCCCCTTGCCCTCGAATGAAGCATCGCACCATACGTACTCTAGGTCGGGCGAGGGAATCATTCGTATCGTTCCCTTGCCCTCGTGGTAAACCTGCTCGCCCTGAACTCCAACCTCTAGTATCCACGAAAACTCAACCCATGCAGGATTCGCTCGACGATGCGAGTCTATCGTAATTCGGTTCATTCAAACACCACCTGATTCGGGTGATCAAGACCCATCATCACTGCTAAAGTAACCTTGGCGTCGTTGAACCCCTCAGCCCACGTTGCCTTGTAGTCAATCTCTTCATCGTCCTTGTTGGTTACGGTGTACTCGATTACGAGGTACTTGGTACTGAAGTCAATCATGTGGATGTTGATACTCGTTGTACGGTGGTCTGGTTCAATGTTCTCGTATGTCCAACCAAGCAACTCTTTCATGTTGTCTGCCGACCAGACCGTGCGAGTCAAGTTGATACGAGGGTCAGGGACGTTGGCGTAAGAGTCGTTCATTTTGGCGGTAAGGGTCTTGCGTCGTGTCATGTCAACTACTCCTGAGATAGCGTTCACCATCGACTCAATGCGATTCAGTGATTTCATTCCGTCTTTGTGGTCTGTCATGTGTTTTCTCCTGTTTTGTTTTGTGCAAGTGAGGCAACCGATTTGCTACCCCACTTATACAATTATATCATAATATTGGATTGTGTCAATAGGTAAACCGATATTTCGCATAAACCGCTTGAATTGCTCATTCCTGTGTTTGTGTTCCTCCTTCTTCGCTTCGTAATTGATAATTATCAAGTCCGCAAGCTGTTTAGCTTCCTCGTAACTCATAACATCTAGCGTAATGTGACTTAACGGCTTTGTTGGCATAGTTACCTGTAATATAAAGACCATATCTCCTGAAACGTAGTTAATTGTAGCTGTATAGCCCTTGTAAGTACCTATTGATTGGCTGCCATCACCATACCAGTCAAATAATGTTGGTGATTTTACCTTGTCATGTTCCATAATTTAAATTAATCCTTTCAAAATCTCGCTTGCCATCATTTGACCGTCAAATAAATCGTCGTCAGAACGGAACTCGAAGTCGCCACCTTCTGGTTCGCCGTGGATTTTGTTCCAAACCTTTTGCTCCAAATTCTCCTCGCCCTTTAGTCGTTCAAGTAACTCTGCTATTATCTTGATCATTGTTTGCCTTCATTCACAAATGCCTTATAAAACATATTCATTAGAAATCCAGTGTCTGCCATTGACAAGTCTAATGTTTTTGACGCACCTTTTCCAAACCAGAAAAACATTCGTTGGATGTATGCAAAAGCTTTTGCTTCTGATTTGAATTTTTGAATTTGAATTCCGTACTCGGCGGTTACTCCATCCATATCAATGGGGTTGTTGATATTTAATTTAACAACATGACAGGAAACCTTACTACCCTCCTTTTTTATGGCAACAATAAAAGAAGTATCTTCTTTCTTTGATGCAAAACCAAAAATCTCTCCACTGTTGATGTGATTCACAATTCGCAGACAATTACCCATACAATTAATCTCCTATTGGTCAATCTTGACCTGCAACAATTGTACCATGGTTGTCAAACCCTGTCAATAGTGACAATATTAATTTGTCACCTTAGGGTGACGATGTTCAGCAGGGGGTTGGGTTCAGCGGTAAAGGGATGGCGATTTACTGATAATGGAAATAATGGAAATAATGGAAATCAAAACTAATTTCCATTCACTTTCCATTTTGTGATTTGGCTTTCTAATCACTTAAATCAACTCTATAATGGATAATGGAAATTATTAGTCAAAATAATATATTATAAATTCAATTGTACTAATTATTATGTAAAGTTATATTAGGTTTACATAATACATAATTCTTGTACTATTTTCTATACCCTAACCTAGAAGGTATTTCCATTATTCATCAAGCCATCGATTCACCGCACTACAATGCATCAAATCAATAATGGAAATTGTTTTTTAATTTCCATTATCAGCCCATCGCTTTACATAATACGACTTAATAGTGTACCCATCTTGACATAACACAGCTAAACTCTGCCTGACAAATAAATATTGTCACTAGTAGAAGGGTAAATCGTCCCTACTAGCTTGACATAAGTAGACATAATTTTGGAGAGAATATCTGACAGGTTTACATAACACGAGATATTCATCAATGCTTGACGAGTGTAGTATAATTAAGGTAAGAGGATGTACCTCTTTAGTTTGCCCGTGCTATCTACGTGCAACCGAAGACGGCATCACTTAATAACGTGCGAGGAGATGGAGAGTGTTGAACGTGGGTTTTGAATACGCAATCGAGCATTGGCGAAATACTGATGAATTCAGTAAGCACCTTTTCAACCACTCTCCTCAAGTCGCTTCTTGGGCGCAAGGTGTGGTGATTCACCATACGTGGAAGCCCGAACCAAGTGGATGGATTGGACGTCAAACACTTGATGGAATACGGCGTTACTATGAGAAAAAAGAGTGGAATGCTGGGCCACATTTGTTCATTGTTGTAGGCTCTCCTAATCCAATGAATGATGGCATCTGGCAGCTTACCCCACTTAACCTAAAAGGAATCCACTCAGGGGCGTGGAACAGTACGCATTGGGGCATTGAAGTAGTAGGTAATTACGACAGCCTGCCTTGGTCTGATGAATTGCGTTCCCTTGTATATGGCACGGTGTTAACACTATTCGCTTGGCATGGCATCACGGCAAACCGCAAAAGTATTGTGGGTCATCGGGAAACAGGATCAAAGAAAACCTGCCCTGGGAAATCCATTGATATGAATAGAGTTCGATTGGAAATACAACAAAAACAGGGAGGTGGTTAAGTGACCCCTACAGAATTAGGCGACTTGGCATTACAACTAGGAAGATTGGAAGCAGGACTCCTGCAACGGCTTGACGATATTGTCCGTCGTATTGATGGGTTCGAACGCAGGCTGGATAAACACCAAGATATGATTGGTGAGTTAAAGAACGAGGTGACATTGTGGAAAGGTGGTCTTCTTTTGTTGGGAATCATTTTCCCACTAGTACTGAAGTTTTGGAACTGATGGGAGGACTAATGGAAGATTTTGAATACGCTTGGTATCTCGCAATGATTATCTCCTTTGGTGCGATATTCGCAGTACTAGTATTACTCAATATTTTATTTGGCATATTAACAGGAGGATTATAATGAACGAGAATGTTTTAGTTAAGCCTTGGTACGAGTCCAAGACCGTTTGGGTCAACATCGTTTCGCTTGTCGTGGTCGTGATTGGTACGATGGCAGGATGGCAAGAGATGAAAGACTACGCACCCACCCTTATCGCCGCAGTCAATGTATTGAATCTCTTGTTGCGCTTAGTAACATACGAAGCGATTAAATAATGCCACCACAAAACGCTGGGAAGAAGTGGAGGTTCATGATCAGAGAAAACGGTAGCAGGCGTTGGGTAAGCTTCTCCCATTACGAAGCCTGCTACCAAGCATGGATTGCCTACCGCAATATGAAAAGAGATGAACCTACAGAACCCGTTGAGGTTCAGTTCATTGAAGAAGTAAACGACGTTCAATCACTATGGGACATGGCAAAGGCGCAACAACCAACAGAACGACGGGACGTACCTGCTATCACAATGGCCAATGCCCCGTTCGCTATTGCCTTCTTGAGTGACTTGCATATTGGTTCAACTGCTACAGACTACAGGTCAATACAAGAAGACGCAGAAACAGTCCGTGACACTGATGGAATGTATGCAGTCTTTCACGGCGACGGTATAGACAATTGGATTATCGGTAAGCTGCAAGCGCAACAACGAAATCAGGCTATGCCATTTGACTCTGAACTTGCATTGTTCAAAGCTTGGATGAGTACGTTAGAGTCAAAGTTGATTACGGTGGTTGCAGGCAATCACGACAATTGGACGAAAAAGATGGCAGGCGTTGATTGGTTAAAATCCATCACACCGCCAACCGCTATTTACAATAACAATGAAGCCCTGTTTGAATTGTATTGGTCGGGCAACAAAACTACAATCTGTGTTCGACATAAGTGGCGTGGCACGTCTATTCTAAATCCTACGCACGGCATTGAACGAGCGAGTAGGGATATTGATGCAGACATTTATGTAGGAGGACACACACACATTGGCACACTTTTCCGCTCTTTTACCGTTCGCAATAAAGATAGACTTGCGGTTCTTACAGGCACTTACAAGATCCATGACGATTATGGAAGTGAACTTGGGCTACCTCGTTCCCAACACCGTGGTTGTGGTGCAGTGGTATTCGATGTAGATGGGTCCTCTACGTGGATTCGCAACCTACAAGAAGCTGCAAGATACCTCAAGTTCAAACAGGCGGAACACCGTCAAACGGAGGAATAATGGCATATGTAAAAAAGGGGAAGGTATCAGACGAATACCCGAAGCATGAACTGCCTAAGATAACTACACCACAAGTACGAGGTGCAGGGCAGGCAGGGAAAAGCAACACCCTTGACAAGGACGGCAAACGTCGCAACCTTGAGATGGTTAACGGGCATAAACCCGTGGAACAGTTAGAGTCGTACAAGCAGTGGTCAAAGGTACAAGGATTAAAGCGTACCTTCATTGCCTTCTACTCTGATTGCGGTTCACTCATCATTGCATGTAACTACGCAAACATTCACCCATCCTCAGTAAAGCAGTGGTTGGCCAATGATGATGATTTTCGTAACGACTATGATGTAGCAACGGATATGGCAGTTGCCATACTTGAGCATGAAGCTAGGCGACGGGCATTGGCAGGTTCTGACAGGTTGTTAGAGTTCTTGCTGAAATCTCTTAAGCCCGATGTGTACAGGGAGAGGTATGAAGTCAAACAGGAAATTGCAGGGGACTACATTATCGACATCTCCAACCCAAATCAAACGCTTATCACACCTGCAATCAACGACACCGCAGAAGATGTTTTGGACGAACCCTCAGCCTTATAGGTTGTTTGTTGGAGGTCGTGGTAGTGGCAAGACTCGTGGTGGTGCGGTAGAGGTATTGCGAATACCGCCAAACACAAATGCGTTGGTAATCGCGCCTACCTATCAAATGCTACGTGACGGGGCAATCCGTACTTTACTTGAGTTGTCTAAGGCTGGTGGTATCTATATAGACTACAACATAGGCAATAAAGAACTGAAGTTGTTAGGCAATCGAACAATCCTATTCAGGTCAGCAGAACACCCTGACCGTATTCGTGGTAACAACATAGGGTTCATATGGTTTGACGAATTGTGTTACTGCCGTCCTGAAGTTTGGTCTACTGCTGTACCTACACTGCGTGAACAACCTCGCAAGGTAATTGCAACCACAACGCCAAACGGCAAAGACTTTGTCTATGATATATTTCATAGGGACACGGGCAAATACGCAATCGTAAATAGTACAACAATGGATAATACATTTCTTGATCCTGAGTACGTTGTAGACTTGCGAGAGAATATGACGGAAGAACAATTCAGGCAGGAAGGGTTAGGACAATTCATTGACCCAACAGGGAGTATGTTTAATCGTGGTTGGTTTAAGTATGTTGACGAACCACCGCCGAACCTGCAATGGTATCGGTATTGGGACTTGGCTATGACAACCAAACAATCTAGCGACTACACAGCAAGCGCAAAGGTGGCACTAGACAGTAACGGTATAATGTATGTAGATGGAGTTATTCGCACGAAGTCTGAATACCCCGAAATCAAGCGAATGATTATCGACACAATGCACAGCGAGAAGGACGTGATAGTAGGTATCGAAGAAGCGGTTAGCGGTTATGCTGCCATGCAGGAATTAAAGCGATTACCCGAACTATCCAACATCACCTTTCGTGGCGTGCGAGTAGATAAGGACAAGAAGTCACGGGCAATGCCTTGGGCTTCACGGGCTGAACGAGGCGATGTACGATTAGTCTACGGGCAATGGAATCGTATGCTCTTAGATGAAGTTGCTTCATTCCCTACAAGTCCACACGACGACATGGTAGACTCAATAAGTGGGTGCGTACAGATGATGTCGCAACGCCAAATAGAATGGGAGATAATATAAATGGGTGTAGTATCATTACCTAGTTGGGTAGACCAACTCAAATCAGGGGACAAGTTATCAGGCACTGTTGATGCCTATAGCAAATTCCCTCCATTGTATCGGGCGGTAAATATCCGTGCTGATACGTTATCTTCAGTGCCGTACAAGGTAGAACGCAATGGAGAGTTAAGCGATTGGTATTTCCGTACATCACTGCAAAGTTTGTTACGAGATACTGAACGAAGTCTGTTACTCACAGGTGCAGCGTTCTGGTTGAAGTTAATGAACGGGCGTATCCTTGTTGGGTTTCAGGTACTTAATCCGCTGACTGTAACTGTTGATATGGATATGTCGAAGTTTAACGGTCTTGACCCCAAGTCCGCCTACACCTTTACTCAAAACGTCAACAACAAAACATGGAAGTTTGACTCAAGTCAAATCATTTATTTTCGTGAACCATCCTTCACAGATGAAGTTCGTCACGGTCTAGCACCTGCGGAAGTGGCAATGCAGGCAAGTCAGTTGGGGTATTACCTTGACCGATTTACGGCAGCCTTCTTTGAACACGGGGCGCAACCAATCACCATTATGTCAATGCCTGTTGATGTAAGCAAGGACGAGTTGAACCGATTCAGTGCAGATTGGTTATCAAAGTTCAATGGAGTTGTCAATTCATTCCGCACTGCGTTCATTCGTGGTGGCGATATTAAAACAACGGTTATCACACCGCCTATCAAAGACTTGACCTTGACTGAACTCTACGACCGTGCAGTTGCACAGACGGCTATGGCCTTAGGCGTTCCATTAACAATGTTAGAGTCAAAGGCGGCTAACTACGCTACTGCTAGTTCAGACCGAACCTCGTTCTATAGCGAAACCGTCATTCCTCGTTTGGCATTGTACGAACAAGTGATCAATCAACAACTGCTTGAGCCAATTGACTACAAGTTAACGTTCCAACCAGAAGCGATGACAATCTTCCAAGTAGACGAAGCGCAACGGGCGCAATCACTTGTCTTGTTAACTCAGGCAGGTATCCCTGTTCGTGATGGTATGATTATGTTGGGTATGGATTATGAATTGACCTACGCACAGGATTTACCACCGTCAATTGACCCTACACCGATTCAACCCGCACCTGAAGTGCCAATTATTGAAGCAGACCTACCGCAAAACGTTCGGGCGTACACGCTTTGGCGACGTAAGGCGGAAAAGAAGTTCGTTGGCGGTAAGTCACTTGATTTTCCGTTCACTAGCCCTGATATTAGCGAAGAAGACTCCGCTTGGATTGCATTTCACCTGCCTGATTGTAAATCAATGCACGAAATCAAGCATTTGTTTGATGAAGTGAAGGTAATGGGAGTAAATGACAATGAAAAGCCGTTGTATAACGCGATTTATGCGATGTTACGGAAAAAGGGTGGCGAATTAGCCCTGATATTGTCAAACAACTTAGGATACGAGATTCAGGACGACTTCTTTGCCGAACTCGCACTTGAAATGACTCCAATACTAAGTGATAAGATGCAGAACGACCTGATTAATCTCCAACAACGATATACGATTGATATTGACGATGCGTTAGAACAAACGCTTATCAATAAACAGATTGATGCCTATATGCCAAAGATGATTAAGGGATTGACGGACACGACTAGTAAGTTGGTCAAACAGATTGTGGACAATGCACGGGCAAACGGTGGTATCACAAACGAGGAACTCATTAAGCAGTTGACCCCTGCATTTGGCAAGCGTCGTGCGGAAATGATTGCCGTCACTGAGTACACTCGGTCGGCCAGCAATGCGACTACGGTTTACGATGATTACCTCCACGAGTACGGACTCAAAACAGAAAGGGTATGGAATACAGAGAACGACGAAATCGTTCGCAAGTGCCCAATCTGTTACCCTCTCAATGGCAAGACCGCTGACGTGTGGGGCGAACGATACCCTGATGGTGCACCTGCCCACCCACGTTGTCGCTGTGATATTAGTATTCGGATTGTGAAATGATTAACATCAGTGTATCAATACCAAAAGACTTGTATGCACGCCTCAATGGAATTGGCAAGAATGTAATTGAACCTACAATGGTTGGGGTGGCAACGGCAGTTCAACACGAACTAACGTCGAACAAACCACCTCCCCCTCCCAAGGGGTCAATGAAGTTCAAGAGTGACAGGCAACGCAAGTTTGTTATGGCAGGTATTCGCAATGGGACAATAGACTCGCCGTACCGTCGAGGTATCAGCCCTAGTTCGGAACGGCTAAACCGTTCGTATAAAATCATACGTGCGCCGTCTACGATAACCCTGACCAACACTGCTTCTTATATGCAGTACGTGATCGGTAACAAGCAAGCGAAGATACATCAAAACAGGTGGCTCACGGGGGACAAGGCAACGCAACGAGTGGTACAAAGTGGACTAGTCGCACGCATTGTTGCAAAGACGATACGAAAGTATTTCAAATAAACGCACAGGAAGCGTTTTAAGCAACGGGGTATACAATCTATCGTCTTTGGTATTTACATCGCTCCTGTGGGCACTCAGTGGCGGTACTATTGATTACAAGGAGAATGCTTATGGCAGATACATTTATTCCACCTGAGAGTGTGGCTCGCAATGCGAGCATGGCACTTGAAGTACGGGACAGCAAGCCTGACAGCGAAAAAGGCATGACGGCAGTGGGACTTGCACGAGCGAATCAACTCGCCAATCGTGAGCCTATCAGCCTTGAAACCGTTCAACGAATGGCTTCATACTTTGCCCGTCACGAGGTAGACAAAGAAGGTTCTACATGGAACGAGAAGGGAAAAGGATGGCAGGCATGGCACGGCTGGGGCGGTGATGAAGGACGTGATTGGGCAATAGAAGTATTAAAGGAAAATAACATGAGTGAAGTAAAGAGTTTGGACTCGTTTAATCCACGTCAGCGTATGATTGCTTCTGCATTAGTGGAAGTAACTCATGAGTCAGGTAAGTTTAATTGGGGTATTGGTGCGGATGGCGCACACTACGTACCTGCTTCTGGTAATCCATTTCTTGCAAACAACATCAAGTGTGGTGAATGTATTTTCTATCAACCCGAAGGTGCGTGTGCAATTGTTGAAGGCGTGATTGAACCAGAAGCAGTGTGTAAGTTTTGGACGATTCCTGAAAATGAAATCATTCAAGAAATGGCAGTTGTAGAAGATGTTGCTCCAATGGATATGCCAATGGATGCACCTATGGAGGATATGTATATGGACGAGATGAAAGTAACCCTATCAACCGCTGAACGGGATGCATTGCCTGATGAAGACTTTGCAATTCCGTCAAGTCGCAACTTTCCAATTAACAGCCCTGTTGCTGTTAGCGATGCGGTGTCAAGTTGGGGTCGGTACGAGGGAGATGTAACATTTGAAACCTTTAAGCAGAATCTAATCAAGATTGCACTGCGAAAAGGTGACGACTACGTTGCAGCTTTGCCACGGTCTTGGCAGGATGAAATGAACCGAAAGATTTCGACTATCGCAGAGTATTATCTTCGATTGCTTGACAAGTAGCGTATAATAATAGTAGGAGGTACTATGAACGATAGTACAATTTTTGTTGGTAGTGAAGTAAAGATGGTTGATGGATACACGATCAAGGGAACAGCCATTGTGTTTGGCGGACGTGACCTTGCGGGAGATTACTTCACCAAGGACACGGACTTAGGCGAAAGCCGTCCGTTCATCGGCATGCCTGTGTATTACGACCACGCCCTTGGTAATGAACGTAACCAAATCGGAGTTGTCAAGCAATGGGAATCAACAGACGGGGGTATTGATGTTGAGATTGAACTCAGCAAACGATACCGCTATGTTGAGCAAGTGCTTGAACTCGTCAAAAAGGGCGCAATAGGTTTGTCCACAGGCGCAGTTGGCAATACAGTTGTCCGTGAGAAAGGACAGCTTAAGCGGTGGGTTGTTGGCGAGTTATCGCTAACTACTACACCCTGTGAACCACGTACCGTAACGAGTGCGAAGGCGGTTGGTGCGGAAGCCCAACTTGACAGTACCGTTGGTAAAATAGACTCTAATATGGAATCAAAATTAGGAGATACCAAAATGTCAGTAGACAAAAACGAATTGAAGCAAGCATTGAATGAACTTGCTGGTGAGCCTGTAAATGGTGGAGGAGTTGTTATGCCCGCTTTTCAAGCACCGATGGTAAATACCATTAAATCGAGTTCACAAGATGAACTCAAGTCCGCTCAATTGCACTGGCTTCGCACGGGTAAGATGAATGATGCTACGACCAAGGCAATTATTCAAGAAGACACTGGTACTTGGGGTGTAACTGTTGCACACGATCTCCAACAGACCATCATTGGCAAGCGTGACGAAATGTCTATTCTCAGTCAATTGCCTGTAAATCGTGTCACTACTTCAAAAGAGTACTACGACATCAACACGGAAAACGCTAAAGCCTCGTTTGGTTTTGTCGCTGAAGGTTCGTCTGCTAACGAAAGCGAACCCACTGCCGCACAAGTATCAATTCGATTGTACAAAGCGTCGTTGATGATGAAGATTTCGAATGAAATTCTTGAAGATACTAGCAACAACTTGGAAGCGTATTTGACTGATGCGATTGCTCGTGCATACGCAGTCAACATTAACACTTACTTGATGACTGGTACGGGTTCGAGTCAGCCCTTTGGTGTCGTACCTCGTATCACCAACTCGGTTGCCTTAACTTCAACCACTGGTGTAAGCACTGCGAACGTCAATGACATCTTCTACGGTTTGCCTCAGGCTTATCACGGTAACGACACTGGTTGGGCAATGCGTATCGGCACTCTTGGTGCAATTCGCGCCTTGACGGTATCTGGTGCATTTGCCTTCCAAGAAACGCCTGTTGGTTCGACCAATGGCGAGGAACGGCTTAAGTACCGCCCTGTTGCCATGACTGCTGGTGTAGCTGCAATGGCCGCAAGTGCCAAGTCGATTATCTTTGGTAATTGGCGTTACTTGAACTTCGTGGAACACACGAGTGGTCTTAAGATTTCACGTAACCCATACTTGTACGAAGCCACTGGCGAAACCGCTATCTTCGTAACCGCACGTTGGGGTTCAGACGTTAGCCAAGCCGAAGCCTTTATCCGTGGTACGAATCCTGCTACCTAGGAGTAATTATGCAGATACGATTGATTGATACGAGTATTGCATACTTTGTAGACAATTCACTTCGGACTGCTAGTGAAGGGGAGGTCGTAACTGACCTCCCTGACAGCGATGCACAACGATTGATTGACGCAGGGAATGCTGAGTTAGTCGAAGAACAACCACAAGAAGTCCAAGCCACCGTTACCAAACGTGGCAAGCGAGGTGCGTAAATGGCATATGTAACAGCCGCAGAAATGCGTACATTTTTGGACATCACGTCTACTGATGACGATGCTATTTTCACCTCGCTTATTTCAGCAGCTAGTCGAGCGGTAAACAGCTACACCAATCGGGTGTTTGAATACGGTGCGGCTTCTATACGGAAATTCACTCCATTGAATTGGCGTGACAAGGGTAACATTCTAGACGACGGTCGCACGCTAATGTTTGACGAAGACTTGTGTGCATTGACTACTATTGTAAACGGCGACGGTAACACAATTCCTAGCACTGAATACTTTTTGATTGCACCGAACAGTACGGTTTTTTACGGGGTGACACTTAAGTCACAATCACAATATATCTGGACGTATTCTACCTCGCCTGAACTTTCAGTTGAAATCACGGGCAAATGGTCTTATACCGAAACTTGTCCTGCTGACATTGCTTTAGCGGTCAAGATGCTTGTGAAGCACTTCTATACAGGACGTGCAGTGGGTTCTGACAGCGATAGGGACGTATTGAGTGCGGATGGTGTAGTAATCGCCGCTTCTAAGATCCCTAGCACTGTAAAAACACTACTTCGCCCGTATGTGAAATACTCATGAGTAGCAATTTAATAGCAATCGTCAATGCAATCAAAGCATTGAGTGTAACCTATGACAGCAAGACGATTAGTGTACGTGACGGGTCTTCACTCGTACAAACTCCCAACATTGCAGACCTGCCAATGCGAGTTATTAGCGCACAGGGTACTACAGGTGGTCAAGTAATACGAAAAACGCTTGGTGCATCACCCGTTATTAACTTTCGTTGGCAAATAAATGATATTCTCTTGGGGCAACAGGTTGGGTTGGGTCGTGGCGTTAAAGACCAAAGCACTGCACTGCTTACGTATGCTCAATCGTATGCACAGGCTGTTCGAGCATTGGTTACGAGTCAATGGCAAATAGAAGACGTGACAATATCGGTGGGCAATATTGAGTACCCTGAATCGTCAGGAACTCGTTATCATAGTGTTACGTGCGAGTTTTTAATTAAGGAAATTATTCAATAGGAGGGTCTAATGGCTCAAACTTCTACGGCTACTACTACATCTGCTTCAGTTGTTGAAGTAAAGATTGGTTCAGGTTCATATGCCTCAATCGCAGGTTCAACCAACTCAATTGACAGCGTTACTATCGAACGAGTATCAGGTGGCAAGGGTACACTTGACGGTGGCGAACAACTAATCTTGGCAGGTCGTCAAGTGGCAACCACTGTTACAGTTAATTGTTTATACACCGAAACTACTTCTGAGGCATTGAAACTTACACTTGCAAGCATTAAAGCTGGTAATGTTTGCCAAGTGTTGTGGAAACCAGTTGGTTCAAGCGGTAAATCGTTTAATACTTCAGCAAATGGATACATCACTAAAGTTTCGCTTCCTGTATCTGATGCAGAAAAAGGTGAACCGTTAATGTTCTCATTTGACGTGTTGTGTGGTGGTATCGAAACTTCATACGTCTAAATTACTTAGGAGGTAATTAAATGGCTCAGACTACAGGTAGTATTACGGGCGCACTTGGCAAGCTTGAAATCTCATTTGATGACGGTGCGACATTTGTGGATATTTCAGGATCAACGTCAAGTCTTGACGCAATTGAATACGCTCGTGCAAACGGAACGAAGGCAACCTTCCTAGGCGACTTTTCTATCGTCACGATTGGTAAGCAAATCCCCACAATGATTACGATCAATTGTTTGTACACGGAAACTGCTGGCGAGGCGACTGCATTAGCGGTGGCAAACATCAAGGCAAACACTCCTTGTGATTTACGGTGGCAATATGCAGACATAACGGCAGTTGTTGGGGCAAAGTACTTGCAGTACATTACTCTTGGCAAAAGCCGTATTGTGAAAGCATCTTTGCCTGAAATTAATGCGGAATCAGGCGACCCTGCAATGTTAGCTTTCACTGTTAGCGCACCTGGGATTGACTACAGCGAAATCACCGTAGCGTAAAATCTTTGACATGGATGGTATAATAAGTGGGTGGGAATATTTC